AATTTTTCCAAAAAAAACCCGGCGCATTGGCCGGGTCTGGTTAGTCGTGGAAGGTTGTTATTGGTAGATAGCGTCGCTGTATTCCGAGGCCGTCAGCGATACTGTGTTATCGGCGTTCGGCTTGATGCTGTTGACTGTCCATAGTTGACTGTCCAGTTCCTCTACTGTCGCAATGATGTAGCGCGATGGTAGTTGCACCGTGTCTCCATTCCAGATATTCAGTGAAATGTCTGGTATTGCTGCGGTGAATCCGTACTTCGTGTCAGCGCGGGCCGTAGCCGGATAGCGCAGAGTCGGGTTACCCAGGCTGTCGGTCACCAGCACATACATATCTCCGGCAAAGCTGATCGGTTCGCTGGTATCAAAGACATTCCCGGTACGGCCGGTGATATAGCCCTGCTGCTGGTTGCTGTCGTATATGTCCGCGATTTGTACGACACTGCCTACCTGCATAATCCCGTCTTCAAAAACTTTGGCGTTCATCTTTGTTCGCGAGTAAATCAGGCGCTTTGTTTCGCGCAGCGCGCGCTCACGAGCCTGATACTCATTACGGAAGCCAACTATCTCCAGCTTGTTCGGGTTTTCCGCTTCCTGTTCAACGATGGCGCCATTCAGCACGCGGAAGTTGATGTACGTCTTGTTGTTCGTAGTGGGATGAACGTATGACACCTGCACGCCGTCATAACCACCTGGCAGCGTAGCTTCGTACGTCATTTTGTACTCGTCCGTCTTCATGTTTGCCCGGTTGAATACGGCGGCCGGGTAATCAACCTTTTGGTCTCTGGTGAATGTCAGCACGCCATCATCCCAGTACGCCACCACTGATGCTGCATTGCAGATAGCCTGCACGCGATCCCCAAGTGAATCGTTCTCGTCGTCAAACGTATAGTCGAAGTAACCCAAGCGCTTATCTGGCAAGCTCTCAGCAATCGAATACAATCCGTAAAGGTCAATACTGCCGACAGGCTGCCCCCCCATGATTAGCCAGGTATGCGCCACCGCATCAGCAAAAGAACGCGACGGCCGTAGCGTGTAATCCACCGCCTGTGTACTGAGGTCATACGTAATAGTGCGACGGGTGACCAGGGCATTATATTTGCGGTCGCGGCTTCCCAGCGCGTTCTCCGTCGCCCTCACCTTCACACGCACCAGAGTGTCTGTAGGGTGAACCACGTTTGTCCTTATGTTGATGGCGTGGATCTCTTCAACCTTCAGGACTGACGCGTCACTTGAGTTATCCGTACGCTGAAAGCTGATTGCGTACTTGCCGAACCCGGCTGCAGGAGTCAGTTTATCGGTGCGGTAAAACACTTCGCTGGTATGGTCGTGCGGTGTTCCCTGGTAATAGGTGAAAGTCTCGGTGGTTCCCGGTATCTGGTTGTAATTGTCGTCGATTTTCCAGATAACGACCTTCCAGTTAGTCTGTTTTTTCCCCCCGAGGCTCGACTGCGTGTGCAGCCAGAGCTGTGATGACTCAACTGGTGAGAAGAATGGACCAACAACCAGCGCTTCGTTGTCGTTCAGAATGAACGTCGTGGTGTTGATGGTCGCTGTCGCGGGAATATCCTGTGGCCCATCAAGCTGGTTCATCGTAAACGTGTACCAGCTCACTGGGTTAATCTCTGCGCCGTCATTCGTCTCTACCGCCGAGATTAAAGTCCCTGAGAACGTGGCATCTGTGGTAACGCTACCTGATGCAGTGTTGTATGTCACATTGATGGTGAATGTTACTGCATGTGGCAGAACCAGCTCCATGAAGTAATCAAATTCAGCCTGTTTCACGATCTGCATGGCTATCTGTCCGCCTGAATACGTACCACTAACAACTGTGTTGGCAGTGGCCGTCTCGACAGGAAAATCATCAGCCTCGTTCTGGCCTGGAACTTCCTGTCCGTCGACGTCATCGAAGCCATAACCCTCAACGATTTGCGGAATAACTTCACCGGGTTGATGAAATTCATATTCAGCACCGGCCAGCGAGCCGAGACTAGACTCTGAGTAGCGCACAGACTCGTAATCGTATCTTCCGATCCCAATGCACATCCACTCGGTGACATACTTCAGGCCGCCGTCTTTATCGTTTTGACGGACATATTCAAATACTGATTCCTGTATCAGATCCGGGAATGAACGGACTTGACCGTAGATATCAGGCTTAGCCTTATACACGCGCGCAGTGTTTGTCTGACCGGTCAGGCTATTGTTAGGAGAATCAACAGTATTACCACCAGTATTTGCGATGGCTGGCTTTGGTGCCAGAAACGAAAACACCTGCCCTACTACTTTAAAAATAGGGCTCAGAATATCTTCAACAATACCCTTCGGCTGGTCGAATATCTGGATGTTATCCAGTTCGCTCAGCTCAAACGCCAGCTCGTCATCGTCGTCCAGCTTGACGCCGTTGCGGACGATCAGCAGATCACGGTGAAAGGTAGCGTCATTGGCTGCCAGCCAGTCATAAAAAAGGGTGCCGTTTGGCACCCTGCAACGCAGCTTAGGCGTTCCTGGAAAATTCGATATTTCAACCAGTGCCATATTCGAAGAACTCCACTTTGGTGAATGCCCGCTTAATGACCAGCAACGAGTCCATACGCACGCTTCCGTTCTCACCTCGCGAGTGCAGCACCTGCCTGTTAAGCACCAGACCAACATGCGCCGGTTGCGCGCCGCGGTACCCGACAAATATCCCGCCCTCGGCCGGTTTATCGACCCGGCGCCAGAAAACTACATCACCCTGATAGCAGGTAAAAAAGTCAGCACCGGCTTCGTAGTCCGGCGTCTGGTGCAGCTCGATACCTAGCACATGCCGGTAATACAGCACGACCAACCCCCAGCAATCGACTCTCTCGAACGAGCAAGCACGGTTAGCCCACGGAACGCCGATAACCTTTCCAATAAAGTCAGAGATACTGCAGGCCGGTGTATTCCGTTGGGTCATAGAGTCTCCCTATGTTGTTATTCAGCGGATTGGTTACAGAAAGGGTTACTGATGCGGCGTCGGCGTCAATATCCACAGTCTTGACGTATAACTGCCAGGATTTAATCGGCGCAGAAACGTCTCCGCTGTCGAAGATCTGCCGCATGGCTGTAATCGAGGTTAGTCTGTCAGACCCTTTCCATTGCTTCATCAGCGTTTTGATATCCGACGACAGTCTCCCCAACTTCACCGTAGCATCAATCACCGGTGTGCCGCTCTGCTGGCTCTCTTCGATTTCAAATCGCGCAGGCGTGAATGTCTGGCCGCCGAGCACCTTTGGAAAGAACTGCTTATTGACCATGCGGACATAGCCAAATGATGGATGGTAGAATGTGATGGTGTCGTACAGGCCGCGCGTCGGACGCTGCTGCTTGTACTCTCTGAAGCTCGGCATTACGGCACCCTCGGCAATGATTCCGGATCTCTCCCGTCCGGATAACCCGTTACTACGATATCCAGCCACGCATCCCATGGCGGCGGCAACTCAACGATAATGTCGTCGAACTCGTCGTCAGCGTTATACAGGTGGTTGGCAACAACAGTTCCCGTCCAGGTCACCACTCCGCCATCAATGCTGGTCTGGACCGGCATCTTCGTGAAGTGAAGCTCCTGCAACTGCAGACCACTTCCTCCCAGATTGATATTCATCCGGAACCAGTTCAGACCCCGATTGAGATAGTTAGGACTTCGCAGCCACTGCTGGAATGCGCGTTCCTCTGCCAGGGTGAAGATCCACGTAAGCGACCATGTTGCCTTGAGGTCATCGGTCTGGTTCTCAAAGATGGCCGGGCCAACCGCTGGCTGATCGGTCTGGAACCCGGTATCGAGCGTCATGTTTTTGCTGGCCTTCTGCGCCAGCGGCAGCCAGTCGGGATAGTCGATAATTGGCATCAGCCCTGCCCTCTTGGCGTACGTTTCACGTTCATGTTGCTTGTTATGGCGTTACTGATAGGCCCGCCGTTATTCAGGTCAGCGACGATTACATCCACTGTCACTCCACCATTAGCGTCAGTACCTGCCTGCGCATCGACAGATGAAGACGAGTAGTTCTGGATATTTATCACCACTCCGCCACCACCTCCCGCATTCATTTCCTTGTTGCTGATAACCCTGCCGTTATCGCCCGGTATCATGTACTGCTTACCGGTGCTGGCCTGGTAAATCTCAGGCTTTCCTCGCTCGCCCACTTGATACAGGCCGTCAGCATTAACTGGACCACCGTTATAACGCATGCCAGTTAGGGCAAGCCCCTGAGCCAACCCTACTGTAGATACAATGCCTGCCATCGCTGGTATTGAGTTAGCCCCGAACGAAGCAAGACTGGCCAGCGCTGCCGGTGGAGCCCATGCGGCTGACAGAGTTGCCGCCTGAGTGACTCCAGCTGCAGTGGCTGCCGCACCCAAGGTCTGCCCGATAATGAAGTTTTTGAGAGCCTCAACCCCAACCTGTACTAGCGCGTTGACCACGCTATTCAGCATCGTATTCCCGAGCGAACGCATAGCATCCTGTGCTGACATCGTTCCGGTGATCAGTCCAGTTATGACGTTTGATGCGTTCCCGCCAAAGGCATCCACGGCACTCGTTAGCATGCCGAAGCCGATATTCATTTGGCTTAATTCTTGCCACTGAGCCTCAAGTCTTTTTTGGCGATATTGCTCCTCAATGCTAGCCCTTACAGCCTCTACCTCAGCTATTTTCTGAGGATATAGCGTTGCGTACTGGTTGAGTTGCTCCATCTGTTGCTGAAATTGGCTTTCAACGCCAGCCACAGGGGAAGCTTGGCTTTGTAGGTTGCTGAAATTGGACTGCGCAGCCTGCTTATCTCTTTCTGCCTGAGCTTGCTTTTTCAATGCTTCAGCAGTATCCAAAGCCTGTGCTTTGTAGTCCCTTGCCTTCTGTCTCTGTTCGTCCGTTGCATCGGCTCCAAGAGACATCTCTGCCCTTAGTAGTTGCTGCTCACGGGCTAACTGGCTGGTTGAACCGGCTGCAAGAACAGATTCTTGTCTCAGGGATTCCAATTTTTCGTTTATCGAGTCCTGAGCTTTAGCGTACTGCTCCGCCTCTTTCTGGGCTGCTGACGCTCCACCTTTCGACTTGCTCCCGGCGGTCGTTACCGTGGTCTTTATCTCGATCGGCTTTGTGTTGGCCGCGGTCTGTGATGCTTTGGAAACAGCAGCCAGATCGCCAACCAGCATGGCGGCTTTATTGCTTAACCCAGCCAGCGCTTTGTTTTGCGCCTCCCATCCGTCGAGCCCAAGCCATGACCAGGTGCGGGCCCGGCGCGTAAACATCTCAGCAGTGCTGTTTAGATCAGCGATCTGAGCATCTGCAGAAATTGCCTTCCCTGCCAGCCTATCGAGTGCAGCCGTCAATGAATCAATCACAGCCACCATACCAGAGCTTGCACCTGTCGCCTGGTTAACGGAGTCGATCATAGACAGGAATGAGTTGGTGAGTGCAGTGTTAGCCTGAGAAAGCGTACGCGGGAGTTTCTCGAACTCAGCATTCACTGAACCGGTTTGTTTCTGGATCGCGTTTAGTGCATCTTCTGCCGAAAGCTTCCCGTCCAGCATCAACTGGCGAAGTTCTCCGATGCTTACACCCATCCCGGCTGCAATCTGGCGCGCCAGTTCCGGCATTTGCTCGAGTATGGAGTTGAATTCCTCCGCCCGGACTGTGCCGGATGAAATTGACTGTCCGAACTGACGAAGAGCATTCGCCATTTCTTCGGATGAGGATCCGCCGATGCGCCCGATTTTCTGAAGTGTTTCTGTGAGCTGAATGATCTGGCCGTTCGTCGCGCCGGTATCGCGTAGTGCAGTGCTGAGGGTTTCCCACAACTTGGTGGTGTCCTGCAGCGAACCTCCCGTCGACGAACTGATACGCATCAGATTCTGCATCGTCTGTGATGCAGCCGCAGCGCTGCCTGTCAGGCGTTCAATGCGAGCGTTAAGCTGACTCATGTTGTCAGCGGCAACGAGGAACGCCTTGCCCCAGTCAACAACGAGTGATGCCGCAATAGCACCTGCCACTCGGTTGATTTTAGTCTGCAGCTCATCCATCTTTTTGGCTGCGTTCGTAGCAGAGCTGCCGATTGAGTCGAGTGACTTATTGGCTTTTCCCTGCGCCTTCAGCAAGCCAGAAACATCGGCCTCGATGTCGTAATAAATCTCGCCTGCTTTCTCAGACATCACTTTTCTCCTGGCATAAAAAAACCCACCTCTCGGTGGGTTAGTCATTCGTGTAGTTTACTGGCATCGCTCGGCGTAGGCTGGCGGTGGCGTAGTGTCACGCGAACTGAGGAAATGCTCCCCAAGCGTATAATCGACGCCTTTCGAGAAGATCCCTTTCGATTTCATGTTCAGCTCAACGAAGAACGGATGAAACCCCGCATAGGCACCGAAACCGTTCTTACCGTTAATCTCACCACAGACAACAGCGATGACATGACCATCTTCGGCATCAGTCATCTTTGATACTTTTACGTTCCTGAACTGCGCGCTGGCCGGGTCTTTAAGATTTGCAGCAACCTCAGATTTCGCCAGAGATATGGCCTTTTCCTCGCCAGGTTTACAGCCAGCCACAACCAGTGGAATCACCAAAGTCAACAGTAATTTTTTCACTCTTATCCCCCGAGTTTTATTGTCGAGTCATATTACGCCCGGTCAGGCGATTACGGTACATCCATTATTATCTCAGGCGGCTTTCTTTGCTGATTTTTCGCGCTCAATCATTTCCTGCCACCGGCGATCGTCATCGTCCATAACGGCGTCATACTCTTCCCTGGTGAAGCCTTTCTGGTCAGGGTATTTGGCGTTAAGCATCATGGCAAATTCGGTCATAGTAAGGTTTTCAGACTCTTCCCTGCTGATCCCGAAATGGTTTCGCGCCGCCATGATGTATTCAGTCGCATGAAACTCAGGCGTCGTTACCTTGCTTTCGTGCTTCTGCAATTTACGAACCTTTGCCCGGCCGATGATGCCATGCATGATCAGTGACTGAGCTATCAGAATAAGGTTCTCAGGCGGGAGCGCGCCGCGGCGCCATACAAATGCACGCTTTCCAGTACGTGATGGCTCGTGCCAGCCTGTCAGTTCAGAAACGTCCTCATCACAGCATGACTGAATGACGTTAATAGCCGAAAGCAATGCCTCACGCACAAACGCGGCAGAACCTGCTGCATCAAGTGCCCAGCGTGGCAGCGAAACGTCACCGAAATAGTGGGCGTAAAATCTGCGCTGATGCTCTGGTATCGCACTGTGAATTTCGCGCGCCGCTTCAAGCATCTTTGCTACATCGTCATTGAACAGCGCATAGAAAGTGCGGACGATATGTTCTGGCTCGCCGATCCGAGTCATGTTACGGAACGATGGGCGGAAGAAGTATTCACGCCCTCCAGCACCAATCAGGCACTCGCCAATCTCTTTCAAAGGTGTCATATCATTCTCCATAACCAGTATCAAGGGCAGCAAGCCGCCCTTTGTAGTGATTACGGTGCGGCTGTCACAGTAACGACGCAGGTATCGGTAAAATTACCATCTGCGGTTGTGGCCGTAATAGTCGCGGTACCCTCGGCAACTGCTGTCACCAGGCCAGTTGAACTGACGGTGGCGATGGATGTAGCCGAAGTCGTCCAGGTGATCGCTTTGTTAGTCGCATCGGTTGGCTGAACCGCGCCGCTGAGTTGTTGGGTAGCCCCAACGACCAGAGATGCAGTTGCAGGGGTAACTTCAACGCCAGTGGCCGCGATGGAATCAGCGACTTCAAATACAACGGTGTCGGCGTCGTATACCTTCCACTCGCCGGAGAAGGTGGAGATATCGTTGGTACCGAAATCACCAGACCATGAAGTAGTGTTCATGTATCCCTGGATATAGGTACCGGCGTTCTCACCAGCAAAGTCGAACCGCACCCACAGGTTAGGCTGACGGCCTGCCTGAACTTCGTCAAAGATGTACTTCGACAGACGCCACGCGCCGATCTCGTTATCTTTGTCAGACTTGCGAAACTCCCCTTCGCCAGAGATCGTCAGATCCATATTGTTGACCAGGTTCTCCACCAGCCCTTTAGCATCATCTGCCTCGGAGTTGATGGTGTTCATCGAATAGTCGATTCCCTTGGTCGTCATAGCGCCAAGACGCTTCCATTCGGAAAGCGCTGGCACTGCGTCGGGGCAGCCAAAGGCCATGCGTAGCACAGCTACTTTCCCGATCAGCTTGCCAAAATCATTAGCACAGCCTTGCATGTGTACCTCTCAAATAAAAAAGGCCGCCAGAAGGCAGCCTGATGGGTGAACCTGGCGATCACTCGCCGTATGTACATGAAACAAGCAGCCGGGTTACTAACCGGCCCTCTTCGGTTGGTATAGCCGCCGGAACATTGCCGACAAGCCGAAGCGCGCCGACGCACTCATCAGCTCCAGATTGCGCGCTAATATATTCAACGATGGCGTTAACCGCGGAGTCAGCGGCATCCGGATCAGCTTTCGAAGAGATTACGTCGACCATCACATACCAGTCGCCGCCGAGGTCATAAGTAATATCGGTACCGCCGGAAGGCCGGAATACGATGAACTGGTCAACATCTTTCCCGGTGTCGCGCCACTGCCGCCATTGAACCTTAAAGCCAGCAGTCAGACCTTCGCTCTCAAACAGATCCCTCAGGCGCATATACATCGGAGGTGTCATAGCGAAAGCTCCTTCTTAATCGCATCATCTATCTGACTGCGGGTATCTTCGAAACCCTTCGTTAAGAACTCTTTTCTCGCCGTTGAACGTCTGAAGGTCTGCTGCACTGCCGGGTCATGAACAAACACCGCATAGTTTGCTGTATAGCCGACGCGTCCAGTAACACGAACACCCCGAGCAATGATTTCCCGGTACTGGCTGTTAAGCAGCGTCGATGTGTCGATTGGAGTATAAAGCGCAGCCTGCGCGCTACCGATAAGCATCGCCGACTGGATTGCGCGCACGGCCTTACGCCCCTGGACGTCTTTGATGATGCGATCGAGGTTGGCCTTGGCCTGGCGGATTCCTCTCACTTTCACGCCCATAATCAGACTCCCGTAATCAGTGCGAAATCGTCCGCCAGCCGCTCGAAGGTGTCGGCGAACTGGACGATCTGCCGTATCTCATCAGCTTCATCCGGTGGCGCCGCATCGGTTGACGCGCCAATCAGGATGTAATCCCCCTCCCGCGCCGTTGCATACTCGGTCCATATCGTGTTTTTAACCACGATCTCCCGACCGAGGTCACCGATTTTCGCGGATAGCCCACCTTGGTAGTCGCAGAGAATAGAGATCGGTTCTTCCCATCCATACGGCTGACCTCCGCCGTCGGTATCACTACCGTCAGCATCGCGTATGCGCCGCCAGATTGTCGCTGTCGCGGTATAAGACCAATTGGCAACCGATGACATCAGCCATCCCTCCATCGCAGCACAACAGCACCTGTGGCGCGTATGCGGTCGCAGTTGATGTACCACTCACCATTGCTTTTCACGTACGCTGTGGTTTGCTTCCCGGTATCGGTCATCACCCAGACACGGACGAATGACCGCGGATGGCGCTCTTTGACGGATATCCATTTCATCAGCAGCCACCAACGACCATAAACAGGCCGACGCTATTACCTGCGCTGATAGGGAGTTCACCAGTGCAACCACTGGTATCAAGCCGGACCAGCGAGTCACGCAACCAGGTAATGCTGTCAGCACCGTAATCAAACGAACGGGACGCGCCGGACGGAGCGCCCTGAGATTTGATGCGCCTGGCGCCGGAAGACGTCGCCATGAGCGCAGCGGCATACATCAGGATGAGTTTTGCCGTGCATTCGTCGTATCCCGCACCTTCGAGGCACGGAATAATCTTGTTCACCACGCAGAGAATCGGATCCAGCAGCGCACCGGGAATGGAATAACCCAATTCACCGAGGAACGCCTGCACGTCTGCCGCTGTGATTGGGTCAGCCATGGTTATTTACCCTTCTTCGATTTAGCGGTGGTCTCCGGCTGCTCCGGCTGCTCCGGCTGCTCCGGCTGCTCCGGCTGCTCCGGCTGCTCCGGCTGCTTTTCAGCATCAGAGCCAGGAGAGGCGACTTCAAGCACGCGCTCTTCCACTTCGCCAACTACCGACACGCGACCAGCAAAGGCTGCAGGAATATCCGCCGCGACGAATTCGTGTCCAACAGGAAGCTGCTGGAAGACACTATCAATCATGCCCCAGCAGCCGGTTTTCTCGACCTTTAACGTTTTCATGCTTTCTCCCGAAGAACAGGGGCCGAAGCCCCTTAACCCTGTGCGTTGAACACTTTAGAACGACCGTTGAAGTCGCGCTTAATCTGCAGACCAACAGCACTCCAGACCAGGGAGTTGTAGTTGTCGAACGGATTCTGGCGCGGGATCATGAAGGTACCCACCGGCGCGGCGATGCGAGTCTTGATGTACTGCGAATTGCGCACGTAAGCAATGAAGTGGTTACCGGTCAGCTTAAAGGTCTGGTTAAACGACTCGATGCGACCATAACGCAGAATGTATTCCAGCACGGTTCCTTCTTTGAAGCCCGCAGCATCGGAATACGGTCGGTTCAGGTTGCGCATAATGTCCGGCGACGCCCACAGTTTAACCTTCTCCTGCACGTAGTTATCATCCAGAAGTTTGGCGAACGGGCCGGTGAAGAATGCCACTGATTCATCAGGAGTCGAGGTGGTCAGGTCAATATTCAGACCGGACGCACTCAGATCCACCTGGTTGGTGTTGGCGTGGTTGGTGATACCTGCGCCGACATACCCTTTCACCTTCACCTTCGCATCGCCTGACAGCATGTAGTCAGCCATGTCTTCACGGATAGCTGCAACGTGCGCTTCTTGATCGTCAGCCATCGCATCGAGGTTTTCCGACTGCATGCCGTTCCACTCACGCCATTCGCGGCCATAGCCGGTGTTGAAGATCGGGATTGGGTCACCAGCTTCATCGTAGATGACTTTATCCAGCTCTTCCGGAACGTGGCCCGTCAGTGAGCGATGAACCTTACCAGCGTCACTCGAAACGCGGTACAGCGCCGCTGTCTTGCCGATAGAGATCGGCGTACCGAGACCGAGCAGATCATCCAACAGTCCGTTGCCTTCGTCATTACGGAAGACTCGGGTGGTGATGTTGTCCACTTCACGCCAGTAGTCTTTAGAGATCAGCGCTGCCTGGTTAACTTCCAGTGCGCCGCCGTACTGGGCGGAAATGGTGTTCTGGTTGACGTTGAAGGATTCACGCTGCATCAGCAGTTGATTCCACGCTTTCTTAATCTGGTTATGTTCAGTAACCAGCTTTTTGTTAAATACGATCATGCTCATGCGGTAGCTTTCCCTGATTTGCGGACTTTCACGAGCTGGGCCTCAGCGCCAACAGTGATTTTCTCGCGAGAGTAAAAAAGGACCACGTCAGTATCTGGCGTAGCGGATTTTTGAAGAGTGCCGTCTCCAGCAGAGACGAGGCCTTCGTTCTCCAGCAAGACTTGCCCTGCTTTGACGAGCATGTGATAGTCGGCGTCGTCTTCGCACATGATGGCCGCGCCGGTGTCACCGGCAGGAACCGCATCGCGAATGTCACCGCCGCCGATATAGTTGTGTTGAAGGGCCAGAGCCACGCCTGCGCCACCAGCTACATTGTGAACAGCCAGCTTCCCGGTACTGTCGAGCATCACAAGTGAGCCTGGACTCACGGCTGCCGCCATGATTGCTTCAATGACCTGCGGGTCATTCTTACGGGCTGGGCCCGCGATTACGGTATGGAAACGAGGTGCGAGAGCCATTATTCAGGTGCCTCCATGTTAAGGATTTCACTCTGAGCGCCATTCCTCTGGAATGCAGGGTTCAGACCGGTGCTGGTCTGGCACTGTGAGTACAAGTCGTTCAGCGCGTCGCCAGCAAGCGAGTTGATCGCAGCTTCGGTCATGAACGAGAATTTCGCTTTTACAGCGTCGCGTTTGGTTTTCAGTTCGCTTTCAGCGTTCGCCTGCAGCTGAGTTTCCAGCTTGCTCAGCTTTTCGTTCAGCGGGGTAAGCGCCGCATTAACAGCCGCAGTAATCACATCAGAGTTGATCTGAGCCTGGCCCGGGTCGCCGCCACCTTCTTTCTTCTGCATTTGCTGGTTGTAGGCATCCCAGACCTGATCGTCTGTCAGCCCCTCGGTTTTAACGCCTGCGGCATTGAGCGCGGCGATCATCTTCTCTTTCATCGGGTTTGTTTCTCCGTTGGTTTTGACTTCGTACTCAGTTGGTTTGCGCACGACTTCTACTGGCTCACCGACAAGCGTTACGCCGCTGTCATCGATGAGGTATTTCTGCTGGAAGAGTTTATTGCCCTCTTCGTAGATGAATTTGTCCGGCCAGACGGTAACGACGTAGCGATAGACATCACTGCCTGAGGGAGCGCGAATAGCCTCACGTAGCATCTGGTAGATTTCGTCGAATGAGGCGTCTGAGTTGTAGGTGAAGAAGAATTTCACTTTATTCAGCAGCCCGTCTTTAAGGCTGTTAGCCGCGTCGATGAGGCTAGCGTTCTCAACTTCTCCTTCCTGTCCGTCAGCATTCACGAACATTCCGACTCCCTCTTCTGGCGTTCCGGCGCCCGGCTCATCCAGCAGGATGGCGATGTGGTCGAACTGCATGTTGCGGGCGATCCAGGAGTGCTTTTTCCCCTTCGATTCACCTGACTTTTTCTCTTTGTTGGTGAGCAGTCCCGTCGAGAGGTGGATCGGGTCGGTGTTGGTGCCGGCGATCATCTCATCGAGGCGATTAATCAAGCGTTTGCCATCAGGCTTTGTCTCAGCAACAGCCTTGTTGATGTAAACGTCCATGACAACCTGATCGCCGGATTTGCTGACGTTCTGCGCCCAAGCCCCGACGTGATAGGTGTTAATGGCGCGCGGGTCATTAGCGCTGACATACTTGCCATCTACCATCGGGTGTGGGAGAGGCATCAGCTTGCCTTCCATCGTCTGGTAGCTGTTGTTAATCTCCTCCGCCGGGTACAGTCCACCATTCATCACAATGTCATCGACGATCGGGACCGCACCACGAATGACGTAGTGTTCCTGGCCGTTGATGGTGGTCGTTGAGATGTTGGAGGCGTTGATGGCGAGGGATTTAACGTGGATGCTTGATAGCTTCACGTTGCGTCCTCTGATATTCAGGCTGCTTTAGCCCATTGTTTACGTTCTGATGCCAGCTTATCCGCCAGCCCTTCGTTGAATATGCTGCCGTCATCGTTGAGCAGCACAGGAATCTGGCTGCAGTAGCAGTTGTACCGGTTACCGTTCTCGGCGTAGAAGTCTCGCACCTGCTCGGTGGTATAAACCTTGCCATGACGGCTGGCGTGCCAGGTGCGTGTCGTTGGTTTGAGTGCCGACAGCCACAACAAGCCGGTATTCAGCCCAAGCCGATCCGCAGCCCAGTCCGTCTCATTCCATTGCGCCTGCCGCAGTGCGCCGACCTGCTCAGTCTGAGCGATGGTCTTGGCCTTCGACATGGAAACATCGAGGCGCTTGCTGATAACGCTGGCCGTTTCCCGTGGATTTACTCCGCGCGCCACCGCATCGGTAATAATGTTGGTCAGGTCGCCGCGGGCGGTATCGCTGATGACCTTCCAGTCGCTGAACGTTGTCAGCCTGGCCGCCGCTATCTGGTTCAGATAACCTGGGCTGTTTACAAGCTGCTGTAGCGTCGTCTGGCTGGCGTAGACCTGCGACTGCTGCGAGAGGTTATTGAAAGCCTCCAGCGTGCCGCGCTGCGCCTCTGCTACGACGTAATCCATCGCCCAGAGGTTTTGCTCGCCACCATCCAGCAGGTAATCGTCGAGAATGGACTGCACCGCTTCCAGCAGGTCCGCCAGTTCCTGCGCCGACATGTCGTAGATGAACTTGCCGGCATTGACCTGGTAGAGCCGCACATCTTCGCCGTGGTCGTGGCACAGGAAATGCCAGTTATGGCTGTTAACCTCTCGCTCTCTCCCTGTCAGGCGCTGGGCAAACAGTGCTTTCAGAGCGCGCTTGATGCCGAGATACCGATCCTCAATATCCCGGAACATCGCGCTGACCTGCTTCGCCGATCTTGTCGGGTCAACCTTACTGCGCGGAACTATCGGCAGCCCCACCTTTGCCGTCTGTTCCGGTGTCATCGGCCAGTGGATCATCGGTTGTCACCTTGTCATTCGGATTGGGTGGTTGCTTTGGTTCAGGCAGCGGGTCGAGGCCTACAATTTCGCGTAGTTCGTTGGCCGTGAATGGAGGTTCGCCACCATAGAAACCAGACGTTTTTTGCACGATATCGGCCAGTTTTGAAGCATTCTCGATTTTCTCCTTTTCGCCGGGCGCCAGCAGGTCGGTCCATGAAATGGTGACCTCTCCATTTGTCGGCGGTTCGATAATGCCCAGCGTCCAGAAGCGTTCCAGCAACGCGGTGATTCTGTCAGTCAGGAAGCCGTTGCGGCGGGTATTGCGGCGAATGGCCCAGTCGGTTTTATCCTCATCGCTTGCCAAGCGCCCGGTCTGTTGTCCAAACAGGATGGTGAAAGGGATTTGTACGGATGCTGCCAGTTCGTTCGCGGTAACCTCCCATGTCGGCCCAGGGTCACCAGGTGTAACGCTCAGGACGTGCATTTGTCCGGCCTGCATAACCGCCGCTGCATCGGTGCCGCGGTTAAGCTTGTTGACCTTGTCGCCCATCGCTTCGCCGAGGTCAGTATAACCAGCTTTCTTAGCCTGATCGGACAGCGTGGCCATGTCTGTTTCTTTGCTGAACTCGACCGCAATCTGGCGGCTGGCATTCTTCAGGAATCCTTCAGCTCCACCACCGGACACTTTCTCAAGGTCGAGGCCTTTATTGTAACCAGCCTCAAGCAACGGAATGCCAGACAGTACATTGTCATCCTCTGAGCCTTCACAGAACAAAATAACCCGGCTCGGGTGTACCGGCTCGCCACGCATCGGGCCGACGAAAGCCTCATCGCCCACAGGCTGCTCGTTGAAGTTGAACATCTTGGGCTGACCGAACGTTTCAGACAGACGATCGTTATCCCAATCGGCAACGGTTAGCTGTGGCTCCCACACAGGTATCAGCTTAACCAAAGCTGCTTCACCGAGATTTTTCACAAGTGAGGTGTCGACTTCCTCACTCCATGGCCGGTTGTCTTTTATCTGCAGCAGCAATGCAGAATAGCGACCAACCATATTGCGTCGGTCGGCATCCTTCACTTTCGGCCACCATTTCTTCATGAACTTAGTGACTTTCTTTTCCCATGGGTTGGTTTTCTTAGCCTCCTGGGCTTCGTCACCATCAACGATTATTGGGTAATCCTGCCAGCAACCATCAAGAAGCCGATGGACAACAGCAAAGCCGGCAGCGTTGCGGCGGTACATGTTGTAGAAATCATTGAAGGTGATCGTACGCGGATAGCCAAACTCCTGATAGAGCGTCGGGCGCTTCGTGTTCCCGCCACCAATACCGATAGCGTTCAGGTAATTCGCTCGCCTCATTTCAGTGGCGAGGTTGTTCACAGCCAGTTTAAGGCCGTTATCTTGTTCGCTCACTGGCGATGCTCCTTAGAAGAATACTGTGCCAACCTGCTTGCGGTTGTTCTTCGTCACTGCGAAGTAACGAAAGCCGTCAGCGCCGTGCGAGGTGGCGTCATGGAGAGGTTTGTCTTTCCAGCAGCCGCGCTTGTCGTCCCACTCCTTGCGGTAGCCCTCAAGGTGAGAGATACCTTCCGAGCATTTCTCCTCATCGAATACGCATTTCGGGAGGATTTCACGCGCCGACTCAATGCCGGTATCGATGCCAGCTTTCGGCACCACTTTGAAATTCAGTGAGTACATCTGACCATCGATTTCGTAACCTTCACGCGCAAGCTCTTTGCGTGACTTAGCATCAGCAGCAAATTCGCGGTTCTCGATATCGTGCGGCCCCCAGTGCTCTCCGTACTCGTAGCCGCGGTCTTTCAGCACCTTCATGTAGTGCCGAAGCCCCTCGCCAGAGTTTTCGTAGTAGTCGATGATGTGAAACTCCTCACCAACCTCGCGAACAAACCAGATCGCCGTGGAGTCGCCCACACCAATATCCCAGAACGTGTGAACCGGTAGATGTGAGTTATCGGGGATTTTGCCGATCCGCTTGTTGGTGTAGAGCCAGCGGAACTGTTTGGCGTAGTACGCGCCCTCGACCGACTGCTGGAACGCCTCGGCCGGAATGGTCGGGTATTCGCGCTTCATGTCGTCGCCGAGTGTTTTCTCTTTGGCGTAATACCAGGCCTTTTGGCGCTCGTTGACGACAACGCCGTGCTTTGCCTCCATCTCAGCAAAGTATTCAACTAAGCGCTGAGGTAACGGCTCTACCGGGTCAATTGCGTACTGCGGATTCTTCCACCATGAGAAGAAGAAAAACTTCCAGTCGAGCGCGGACAGTGGCTTACCCTGCAGCAGGGCTTTCTCTGCCGTCTGGCAGTAATCGAAGAAGTAACCCGCCCGGCCTTCCGCCGTACTCTCGATAGTAGCAAAGCAGCCTGTCGATACCGCCTCAAACGCACCAGTGACGATTTCACGGGCTTTATCCGGATACTTGGCGCATATCTTCCCGAACTCGGAAACGTGCAGGTAGCGCAGAGTACCGCCACGAAATGACGTGCTGACGTAGAGCGAGCCGCCTTTCTTAAATACGAGTTCGCCAGACGAATCATTGCTGGCCGGGTTAGCAGCCTTTATCTCGGCCGGCAGCTTGTCGTAGGCATATTTCACCTTTTCCCGGAACAGGCGTTTTGCGTCATTCAGCGTGTGGGCGATCAGTGCGCACTTTGCCGACTCGAACAGAGCAGCGTCGAGCTGGATGATGCACACCTCAGTGGTGAAGCCGAGTTGTCGAGCTTTCAGGATGATATTACGGGTATGAATCCCCTCGAAGTATTCCCGTTGCTCAGGCGTCATCCTGAAGCGAGTTGGCTTCCCCTCTTTGTCGGTGATCCAGTAAAGATTGTTCAGCCGCCAGTCTTTATTGGACAGCAGCTTGAGGTGCTCAGGTTTCATTACGCCCCCTGAGACAATGAATCCATCAGGTCAGAGAGTTGCTTAACAGAGTTGTCGCCTTCCGGGCCGTCGATATCGTAGGCCTGGCGTTCGAGACCGATGAGGTTCTTCAGCGCTTCACTGAGAGCCTTCACCGACTTAACACGCTCCGGCATGCTGATTACCTTGTGGTAAATCTCATTGAGTTTGTCTTGGCCCTTGTCGTCAGGGTTGAGCATCAACTCTCCGAGTTTCTCCAGTGCAGCCACGTCTGCGCACTCGGCGCCCAACTCATCAAACAGGGCATTGGTTATCTGCCTGGCGCGTTTTATGTCACCGCGATGCTCCATGCGTACCGTAGCAATGACCTCAGCTGTAGCCTCTATAAGTACGCGCTCTGACAAAGTCGTTTCAGTGCGTACCTGTTTGCGTACCTCTGCTTTGCGTACCAGATCGTCGGCGCGTTCTTTCACCTTCGCATTCAGGTCGCGAGACCAGTCATCACGCTTGGCGCGCTTACGGATAGCCCCTTCGCTAATTCCATGTTGAGATGCAATTTCTCGGAGAGACATCACCCCGGCCCGGTACGCCGTCTCGATGGCCTCCCAGTCCGGTTTGCTCATTCGTTACTCCGTTGCTTGTTCTTCTGGCTGCTCGGTCTGCTCTTCCGGCACCGGCGTGAACTCCACTCGCTTCACATCAGCAGGAGCGAAATACAGCCACTGGTCCGTTTCCGTCGCCAGCGGCACAAAGCCGTTAACCAGCTCAGGCTGACGTCGTGACATCTTGCCTGTGAAGGTTTCGCCTGTTTGGGTGGTTAGCGTGATTTGATAGATGTCTGACATGATTACCTCTTTACCTTGTCGCAGCTGTTGCCCTGCTTCTCAGAAGTGCTTAGCCACTTACGGCTTACCCGTCAGCAAGATGTGATCATCATCCTTGCGGGGTTACACAGATCATTATCGAAGCCCCTCAGTGAAGAGCTTCTGTAACGACCTACTTGTTTTCGGTCTGCTTATCCCATTCCTCGCGGAACCTGGATGGGTTGTCGAAACCTTCACTGCACTGGTTGGTTTTCATCATTTCGCCCTTTCTCAATTTTGCGAATTGCTGCCCGGTCGATGTTGCACTGTCCAACGATCCCGTAAAGTGTCGCGTTCATCGAAACACTGTCACCGTATGATGGATTGTCTGGCAGATCCGGCACATCAATGCGCGACGTCAGATCCGCCGGTAGGTTCAGGGCCGGCTGCTTTATCACCCGGTATTCCACGAGCGGCTTCTGCTGCTGCGCGCAACCGCTCAACAGCTGCATCAGGAACAGGAGCAGCAGCGCACTTATCTGCCGCCAGGTAGCGCTTAATCTCGCTCTGGAGCATTCGGTTCTGTTTGACCGACTCAGCCCGTTGTTCTGCGACTTCAGACATGACCACGTTTTGCCTGTTAACGGCGCCAGCAAGTTCTTTAACGCTCCCCGCCAGATCGTCATTTTTAGCCCTCAGGTCGTTGATCTGCACATCCTTGCTGTCGTTAAGCTGTGTCAGCCTGTCGTTCGTCGCTGTTAACTGATGATTGCGGGCATTTAGCCCCCACAGGCAGATAGCGACAAGGATGATGAACGCGCAAGGAATGAGAATGTGCGCATTATTTTTGAAAATGCGGAATAAACTGATTAACCCGAACATAAAACCCCCTTAGCTTTAGTCAAGCGGGCTTTCCTGTCCTCCAGTCCGTTGGTACCACCGTTGATGATTCTGGTGATGCGGCTAACATCATCTGAGTCAGCGATAGCGTTAAGTCCGTGATTGCTCCACCAGGCTGCTGCGGATTCAGCAGCATATTGAGGCTGAGTAAGTAGTTCAGGGCTCTTTACGATATCAACGCCAAGCTGATTCACCAGCGCGGCGTAATTCGCCTTCCCCGTCACCTGAATCAGGCCGCGCCCGCGGTAACGATATCCATCACCGCTGTTGCGATCGCCGTTCCCGTTCCGGTTGGCGTAGATGATGCTGCCAATCATTTTCTGGTCGGCCGGATGAGCATTCTGGCCGGAATCAACACGACCATATCTGAAAGCATCTTCCTGACTGATTCGATTGCCGAACATTGCCAGCAATGCGCCGTAGCGGTAATTCAGGCTCTCTTCCACATGAACAAAGCCAGATGATTCATGCCCCACTTGTGCGAGAAAGTGAGCCTGCCTTAACGGCGTGCTTATGTCGTACTTCTGCATTGCAGCCAGTACGACTGGAAACCACTTACCGGCCAGTGCCGCACTGCTGCCCGTTGCTTGCTGGAATTTACTGAGGGTCAGCATTTGCTTTGTCTCCAGGTTCATTCAGGCCAAGGCGACGGCGCGCATAGGCGAAAAGAGAATCCACCCCCACATACCCGACGCCAGCCGAGATCGGCCAGCAAAGCTCAGGAGGGAAATTCCAGTTGAAGATTGCCCATATAGCCGTGAGTGTCGGCTGAGCGAAGAAGCAAAGGATCCCGCACATCGTTGCGCCGGCGATTCGGTCTTTCCACTTTGATTTCGCGCCGCGCGAGGTAGCGAGTATCGACATGACAAAAGCCAGTACCGAATAGCCAGCTTCGTTTTTGTGGTTTACAAGCCACGCAAGCATCACCGCCCAGGTATCTGGTCTGTCTTGCATAGTGGTTTTCTTCATGTTCGCACCTGTTTGGTGCTGGTTGGTTAGGTCAGGCCCTCGGGACGATTTAACAAGTAGGCGTTTCGATGATGGTTCCCGGAGCCTGAAAATAAAAAAGCCAGCGACAGGCTGGCAATGTGAGGGTAAGGCAATGTCGGCTCTCTGGCCGAAGGGTCCCAGGTAGTGGGTTCTGGTGCCGGGCAAAGGAATCGAACCTCTGACGCGCAGCTTACAAGGCTGCCGTTCTGCCACTGAACTAGACCGGCGAATTTGGAGCATCTGGCGGGGATCGAACCCGCATCTTCTGGTTGGAAGCCAGACGTAATTCCCAAACTACAACAGATGCAAAATTGGCGGGACAGGAAGGATTCGAACCTTCGACCATTCGGTTAACAGCCGAACGCACAACCGCTGTGCTTCTGACCCAGAAACGACAAAGCCCCGACGTTTCCGCCAGGGCCTTTTTGTTCATCATGCCGCCACTTATAGTTAAGGCAGCATATCAAAGTAGACTCAAATATGACGCATTTAATTGACTTTTGCAAGACCCTGCTGCGAAAAAGTCGCTTTTTGTTGTGATCGTGTTCTCACGGCGCAGAGAAGAGAGTCGTTATCAAGCCGCTTAAAAATGGCGCACATAGCCCGCCAGTAATCAGCGTAGTTATGGCACCAGTTATCAGGCTTAACGCCACACAGGGCTGCAAGGTCCTGGTGCTGATATACATACTTACCCGCCAGCTCTGCTTTCACGTCCTGTGCCGCCAGCCAGATAAGCTTCTTCAGGCGCTCCATCGTCTTGCCGGCCACCTTCTTTGCGCCAAGTTGCTCACTGAACTCCGCCCACGCCCACTGGGTGATCACCACCTGGTGCTCAAAGCAGATATTCTCGCTGTAGTTCCACAGCAGCCATGCTTTCTGATGGTCTTCCAGAGACAGGACAGCGCGGCGCCACGATGCGGTCACAAACTCAACCGGCCCCACCAGCGCGATTGATGAGCCCTTGGCACGTGACTGGCTGCCACTCATCGGCGGACCATCCGGGTTGACCATGCGCTGCTTATCTTTGTCGAAAACCTTCTTCCTTCCCCGGCTTCGCGCCGTCGCGGTGAATTGAGCGTTCTCGGCGAAAGCTACCAACTGCCCTTTCGTCGCCCCGCTCAGATCTGCGGTCGCCACAATGAGCTGCTGACGTACGTATTCCAGTTGCTGACTGTTCATGCGGCTTCCTTATGTGGCTGGTTGATTTTGGTCTGGCTGTGCTTTGCTACTGGCGGCAGGTTGGCGCGCTTAACGCTCTCAACCTGGTATCGGGTTATCTCGTCTCTGGTCACGGCGCGCACTCCCCGATAATGATCTGCCCCTTCTCTCCCCAGACCTTTGTGATGCGGCAATCCCAGATGTGAGCATCATCCTCATAAAGCGCATCCATCAGGGCTTTCAGCATGTTGTCGCAGTCTGGCTTGGCCTGGTGGGGCTTCCCGGCGAACTCCGCTCGTTTCTTCTTACTCCAGCTTGGTGGCATTGGTAGGACGAATGTCACATGTGATCCGGATTCAGGCATGGTCAACTTGCGCAGGCGGACCTCATCGCAAAAAGCGCGGTAACGCATTACAGGTGGACGCTGCTTCCACTTATCCGCGCGGGTCATGCGCGGCTTGCCGATTGGTGTGATGTCGTAGATTTTCATGCAGGCACCACCAAGCCACGACGGGCAATCTGAATAATGGTCAGGACGATGGCGCGATCCATTAACTGGCGGCGCTCGTCACGGCTAAGCCCCTTCCCGTTATCAATCTCTGAATGGCAGGTGACACAGATAGCGGCGGTGGCGCAGTCGTCTGTCTTCATGCCAATTCCCTTACCTTCATTGCGGTGTGCTACCTGTACGCCCCACGCTCCGCAAAGGACGCATTGCTCAATCTGGCCGACTGCGGCGAGCCACTTCTTGCTGCGGTAGGTTTTACTCATGGTCACCACCTTGCACCTGAACCAGCGTGAGGTTTCCGCAAAACACCGCTCCTGTGTCGATGTACATCTGGTTGGCATACTTCAGGGGCTGGCGCGCAGGGGTGTGGCCGAAGATAAACAGATCAGCACCGGCTATCGGCGAGACAATGCCGCCCTGAGCGTCGCTAACCCGCTCACGATTCCAGATGACCAGGTCTTTCGGGACCGGCTTGTCGAACGCATATTCGTTATGCGGGTAGTCAGCGTGGCAAATTACGATTTTCCGATCGGAGGTAACCAGCTCGATGATGAGTGGTAACTCAGCTGCCTTGTGAACCAGAGCCTTAGCCAGCACCTCTTTGTCATAGTCGAGATTGAAGAACCAACCGCCACCGTTTACCAGCCAGTGATTGACGTTTCCATGCTCTGAAAGCCCATCAACCATCATCTGCTCATGGTTACCGCGCACTGCCCTGAACCACGGCATAGTAATCAGATCCAGGCACTCGACGTTTTCCGCGCCGCGGTCAACAAGGTCACCAACCGAGATCAGCAAATCACACGCAGGGTCGAACGAAACCTTTTCGAGCTCATTCATCAGCAGCGTGTAGCACCCATGCAGATCGCCGACGACGAAGATATTGCGCCAGTCAGCGCCATTAATTCGTTGATACATGCTCATGCTGATTTTCTCCTCGCTGCGAGACGCAGCCATTTCTGATCCACCAGGCGGGCGGTGTAGTCTTTCAATGTCGGGATGTCGGACGGCTTAACCGCGGGCTTACGGTTGCGGCGCGCCGGAACGCGGAAGATTTCGTTTGTGATGACGCGTGCGAGAGGACTACCCACGTGAAGCCCTCCACTCTTGCGCCCAGGCGATGCGCTTACTGGATGCCTCGGAGAACTTCACGCCGCGGTCGGTGCCGAACCAGTAAATCGCCTCGATGACGTCGACCATGTAGCGCTTGCTGGATTTGGATGTGCTGACGCCGAAATAAACGCGTCCGCCATTAATGCCCGGCGCGGATTTCTGCTCGCGTTCCGGGTCCTGCATCTGGCTTACCAAAACAGTGATCAGGTCTTTCCATTCCTTCGGCTCAAGCTTTTCGCCATGCCAAACAACCTGGACAGACAGGTCTTTCAGCAGCGGCCACATCAGGCGGTTTTGCTTGTCGGTGCGCGTCTCTTCCCTGGCCTCGACTACCATCGGCGCGCGAGGGTTTACCGGCAGGGTGCGAATGTACGCGATGAGGTTGTCTTTAACGGTATCGTTGACGATGCAGTAGTGCTGCTTCATACGCCACCTCCGAGAGATAACGCAGAATGCAGAAAATCGCAGGTGCATTTCTGCATCTGTGACTGGTTGAAAGGTGTTCTGATTGTCGTTTGCACTTTGAGTCCCCTCAAAGCGCAGAAGTCAACGGAGTTGTTCAGGCTCCGATGACATGATTATGACTCTTTGATAACTGATAATCAAAAGTTAAGGTGTTATTTTTTTAGGTGGAGATTCACAATCTCGCCCAGGCTGCTGAAACGCAGATGGGAAGGATGTATATCCACAATTGTCGCATTTCCAGTCCCCTGTATAACCCCACCTTCCTGACTCTCTAGTTACCCTATCAGAGCCACACTTTGGGCAGTTACCCCTATTCATATGGCCTCCTATTTTTTAGAATTCTGCTCTGCCATTTCTATGTAGCGCGGATCGGAAGCGCGCGGAAGTTGTACGCTCTGTTCGCGATAGTAGCGAACTCTCTCCATGAAATACTCTTGGAGGTGCTCCGGCTGCTCTCTGGCAACCTGCTCTGCTATCACCGGCATGTTCAGGCGTTCTTTGTAGGCGACGCCGGAAGCCGCGAGGTCGACGTTAACCTTGTCCTGATCTTCTTTCGGTTTGGATGCTATGTTGAACCCTGGCATGTCTTCCACTCGTACTTTTCTCAGCCTCTATGTGACAATTATCATATGTCTACTTACGACGATAGCCATTGGACGTATAGTCCCGATAAATATCAAAGTGCTTACCAATCCCTTCGATGTTAGTGACCACCGCTGAAACGACCTGTACCTCATTGTTGAGTGGGATTCCTAAACACTGAGATGCATGTGATAACAAATGTATATTATCAATACCGTAAAACTTAATATCTCCTGATTGTTTTAGGGATTGATATGTACTTTCAGACAGCGCCCCTTTGATATCAATTTCACTTGAAGTCTCATTGATTGCTCTGACACTTAGAACAAACTTGAGCTGCTCTTGCGGTCGCTTTGGGAATAAACATGTATTCCCCGAATAGACCTCAGAGACATCATACTTTCTTGCTAATTCAGTTAACATGCTGTTGGAGGTCATAATCTGCTTTGCGGAAAAAAACACATATAGTGCTGTTGCAGCGAAAACTAAAAAGGCATAGAAGTCTGCGCCCATTAGATGCAATTTGACAGAGAACCCTACAAGCACGATTAGAGCGAAGGCCGCCGAAAGAGCTGTTTGTTTATTTAACTTGTTAATTTCTCTTGATATGTTCAATGTACTCACAATCAATCCCCTCTCGTTGTGAGGGGATTATATAACATCAACTAGATGGCTGCGCGGCTTTGCGTTCTGCTGGGGATTTAGGCATCGCCAACCTCCTGCGGGGCGGCTGCGAGCATGGCTCGGAACACAGCATTTCCAGTCCATAGCTTATTAAGCGCAGTAGTTTCGATTCTGATAGCACTGGCTCCCGCTGACTGCATTTCTGCGGTAGGCACCTTCGGAACCATCACGTAACCGGGAGGAGCAACATAGCGAACCTCAACGGTGCGGTCTGGACCGGATGCCGGGTCAATGCCAATTACCGGAGAGTTGCCCAACTTGTTAACCGTCGTTACAGGTTCAGCCTGGAGCATGGAGGAGCGGCAGGCGTTTTCTGCAATATCTGCGCATTCCTCAACGATATCGCGTGCGCTTTCTGGGAACTCAGATAGGCACGCACGTATCGCAGTCGCGGCATCCGGCACTACCGGCGCTGGCTGCGCGTGGCGATAGAGTTTGTCACTATTTTTGTCCATGTGCCGCCTCCTGCTGATTGGTGGGCTGGGCTGTATTTTTAATCTGGCCATCTGGCTTAAAGAAACCACCATGTAATTCTTTTCTTCGCGCCTCTATGGCTAGTCTTGCATCTTCAAGGTCAGAAAATGAACCAACATAATGCTTTTTCTTGTTGACTCTAATTTCAGCAACCCATTTTTATATTTCTTATGCCAGTGAACACCCTTTACTCCGCTTGCATTGGTCGTAATCATCCCTGTATTCCACATATTCTCAGAATGTGTTGCTTCGCGAAGGTTTTTCCATTCGTTATTTAACCGATTGCCATCAATGTGATCGACTTTTTCAGGAAGGCGACCTGTCATGTAGTAATAGGCCATCCTATGCGCGAGTCTGGACCGCTTAAACAAGTTCAAGCAGTAGTAACCACTTCCGCATAAATGTTCCATTGGGGTGCCATTTGAGCGGCGAGTAAACCTTCCAGTATCCGGGTTGTAATGAACCGCTTCGCGCAATTGGCTTGCCGTAATGTCATAAGCGTCGTCCATTGCGGCCAGCGCCATACGCGCCAGCTCTTTGCTTTCGCCATGCTTCAGGAAACCATCTTCGGCGATTTCCTGCAGGCGTTCTCTGGTTATGGTTGATTTGGTCATTGGTTGGCTCCCTCAATAATCTGGAATCCCGCAGCGGTAAGCTCTACACGGTCGCGAACAGAGTTGAGGTAAACGGTTTTGATAAGACCTTTTGACTTCAAACGCCTCGCGACAGCCGAGCATAATGTGTCGGTGGATTCCCACCAGTAGCGATCGAATCGACCACGGAGCATCACTTGACCTTCGCTAATAGCACGAAGAGTGTTGAGCTGATAATCGGTTAATTTCGCCATCACTCAGCCTCCCACTTGATGCCCGCGGCGCGAGGTATATTTTCCTCAACAATGCGCACAGTGGGCTTATACATCTCGATGGCGGTAAGCCAGTCAGCACCAGTCATCCGTTTTTCGGCATCACCATTAACCCACGTTACAGGCACCCCGATAGCCTTCATGGCAATCTCAATTTCGCCAGCGATTGCGCTCTTACCACAGCCTGTAAAACCGGCCACAGTAACCAGAACCTCGTCTTGCTTCACGGTGACGGTGCGGGACTCCAACGACGACAAAAGCGCTTTAATTTCTCCTTGCTGAAATGCAATCGTCTCCTGCGCCTTCTCCAGCGCCTCTACCAGCGCAAGGATGTTGGCAGGGTTAGCCAGAGCAATAAATTCTGCATCGCGTTTTTCATTAGTGCCTGCGATGATATCTTCTTTGGTCAGAGAGAATTTACCGCGAGCAATTCCATTAAAAAGCGTGGATGCTCGACGCCACGGTCCGGGATTCGCTTTCTCTGCTGCCGCTTTCAGGCTCTGCGCCAGTTCGGTGATATCAGTTGTCATATGGATAGTCCTGGTACTGGCTCATTTCATCAGATGGATGATTATCAATTTCATCATCTTGCGGAATGCAGATATGCTGGCTACGTTCGCTTGGATGGTAGTAACAACGGCACTTTTGGCAGCATTCATGTGGGACATGTAAATCTGCAACTGTATTCATTGGTCATCTCCCTCACGCTTATTCCAGCGCTCAACCGCAGCTTCTTCGCTTTCCTGATATGCAGACTTTGCCTCGCAGCCACTGCATGAAGCACGGAAGTGCCCTGAAATTTCCCTAACGCTTATGACTTTGCAGCCGCAAAAAGGGCATGATTTGGCTTCATGTCTCATTTGTCGGCCCCATCGCGCAGCTGCTGGGCATACGCCAGCAATGTTTCGCAGATATAACCAGCGCCATAACATTCGTTGGCAGCCTGCTCCACCCCATCAGCCTTAATCCCGGCGACGATGCGATCGGTGGCGGGGGTATCTGCTTCAAGCACAAACTGAAATTCATGAAGTGTTTGCCCATCCATGAAATCACCGGAATAAAAATCGATAGTGGCATTGTATTTTTGGTAAACCTTGGATGCTTCGTTGAGCAATTCGCGACCTTTCAACTTCAGCGCCACATTCTCCGCCGCCAGCTTCTTCACCCAGTCCTGCAGGTCTACGCCAGCCGGGCAGCCAGATGCTTCTCTACTCTTCTCAAGAGTCAGCGCCAGTGCGGTCGCTTCTCCTTCACGCGCTTTCCAGCCTTCCCACATAGCACCTAACGCCAGAAACCAATGCTCACCACAAGCTGCTTTCTTTTCGTTGAAGAACCAGCGAACAAACTCGATACTCATATCGTTCTGCTGTGCAATCTGTTCGATTTCGTTATTCATTTTCTTACTCCCGCCAGGCACTGGTTAAAAAGGTTGGTCATTGGGTTTACGCCGCCAGGACGCTGGCGATACTGAACCGATGGATCGCTTTCGGTGATAGCTGTTGTGTCGATCAGGGTGTAGCGGAAGCTCCTGCACTCACCTTCCCGCTTTATCAGACCGTCACGGTTCATATGCCACAGGGAGGAATTGACCACCGAAGAGTCAAGCCCGGTGCCGCGGCGGATATCCTGAAAGTTGCAGCCCGGATGCAGGCCGATGAAGTTGATAACGGCTTGTTTGCCAGAATTCTTTTTCATCAAAATCCACCCCGCTTGGTTGGTTTTTCCTCTTTCTCGCGCCGGCGCTGACTGGCAGCTTCCTGATCGCAGTCATAAATCGCTCCGTGACGCTGCTCGCAATAGACAACACCTGTCTCACCATGCCGGTTAAGGCGCAGCAGAAGCTCTGTGTCGCTTTGGTTAGCGTTCTCGTCGTAGGCGCCTTCACGGTAGATGGCCAGCCAGTAGTCGCAATCCTGTTCGATCTGACCGGTGTCGCGTGAATCGCTCGGCAGTGGTCGCTTGTTGGTTCGTTTCTCCAGATCTCGGTTAAGCTGGGTAAGCAGCACGACAACGCAGTCCAGCTCCTTGGCGAGCATCTTCAGGCCTTTGGTGATTACCCCATAGGCAAGGTCGTTTCGTTCAGCTTTATCAGCGGTCATCAGCGTCAGGTAATCGACCAGCACCATTCCAACCTTGCCGCGCTCACGCTTGATGCGCCTTGCTTCAGATGCGATGTGCGCCAGCCCGACTCCAGGCGTGTCGTCGATCAGCAGGTTATTGGTGTCTATCAGGGCACTCATCACGCCGGTAGCTTTCCGAAGGTCACCATCCCAGTCGCCGCGGTAACCAAAATCGTCCTTGGTCATATCTGGATAGAACAGGTTCGGCGTCAGACGTCCCTGTTGAGCGGTGATTTTTTCAACCATTTGCCCTTCTGGCATTTCCAGGGAGAACATCAATGCGGGAGCGTTTTCCACGGTTGCGCAGTTAACAGCCAGTTGCGTGTACAGAGTGGTTTTCCCCATCTTTGGGCGCGCGCCGATGACAAACAGGCTTCCGCGTACAATTCGCTTCACACCAAGCAACTCATCGAGAGAACGGATCCCGGTAGACAGCCCGCGTGAACGACCGCCCGGTTTCATCCTTTCGTCAAATTCGGCAGACCAGTCATTCACGGCGTCATAAAACGTGCGAAGGCCTGTTCTTCTCCCGGTTTTGACGTGGTCGTTAATCTCAGTAAACAGACCCTGTATAGCGTCGAATTTCTGATCTGCTGTCATACCGTTTCTGGCATAGAGCAATTCGATTGCCTTCGTGGTTTTCTCGATGCCGTACCGTTCCATTGCTGTCTCACGGACACGCATTGCATAGGCCACAATATTCGCCGCGCTTGGGGTGTTTTTTGATAACTCAGCAAGGTACGCAAAACCCCCGACAGATTCGGTCAGTGACTTGCTTTCCAGTGCGTCAAACAGCGTCAGGAGATCTACCGGTTTCTGATCTCGGTACATCTGCCGCATTTCAGCGAAAATTACCTGATGCGCGCGTGAGTAGAACGATTCCGGCTTGAGGATAGAAAGAACCTTCTGGGTGCGTTCGCTGCTGTCATCGTCAAGGAGCAGCCCTCCAAGAACGCTTTGCTCTGCTTCGATACTGCTCGGAAGGGTGAGAAATTCAGAGGTCATCGCAGGCCCCCTCGCGTGTTTTAGCGTAAACATCAACGTTCAGGAAGTATTCGAGTGACTTGCGGCGCCACGTCTTCCCAGTGCGCTGATCAGGTCGATTCTCCAGCATCCAGCGGCAGTTACTGGCGATGTAGCTGAGATAGGATTCCCAGTCGCTCAGGGTGAACTTATGACCATCCAGTTGCTGGGTGACTTTACCGGCCTTCTGCCAGAAGGTGCGGATCAGATTACGGCGCTTGTCAGTAAGTATCCGGATGCTCTGTGCTTCAGGAAGTATTTGGTGATAAACATCGACAATCTGCTCACAACTGAGAACCGGTTTTTTCTGTGATTGTTTTTCTGCTGCTGATGCACTCTCTCTTACGTTAGTAAGAGAGTTATTTAATATATTGTTATCTGTGGACACCGGCTGGACATCTGCTGGACACAACCCGTCCGCATGCATTGATATAACTGCATTTGGGCTGGACACTGGCTGGACATCTGCTGGACAAAAATTTGACTGATATTCGTCATATTTGACCACTTTTAGAACAGTAAAACGGTTGTTCGATTTGGTGGTGATCATCCCCAAGTTCTGGAATTTACGGAGCAGTGATTTAACACGATCAGCAGTCAACCCCGTTTCCATCGCTAGTGTGTTTCGCCCTGTTATGAACTCGCCACGTTCACAGATCACATCTCCGACATCAGTCGATACCAGTGTCTGTTCGTGGTTAGCTCGCAGGAGAAGGTGAACCCACAAATGCGCCGCCTCTGCATCCTTATAGAACGGCACATCCATAATTTTACGGTGCAGCAAGGCAAACCCCTTACCGCCTTGTGTACGCGGTTGATGGAGCCTTCTGGCCTCTCTGGCTTCGGCTAAATTGGATACGTTACCCACGGCCTCTCTCCTTGCGTTTCAGTTCTTCCAGGATGGCGCGCATCTTCTCTGCCACAATCGGATTAACCGTGCGGATGAAGCGGTCGCGGGTTATGTTTTTATGTACAGCGGTATGGTAATAGCGTGAATTTTTTGCCATTATTCCTCCTGCAACTACTGTCGTTTTTGCAATTGAAAGCCGTTGGTGTTCCAGCACCGCGGCTTTCGCCATTTCAGAGCAGGCTTGGTTGTTGCTGCCCACGTTTAACGCGTTTCTTCTCAAATTTGTCTGAAGGAAGCTGCTGCTTCTCTGCCCAGAGTTTCGCGTGCCGTAATACGTCATCAAAAATCCTCCCTTTGCGACTGGCTTGCGACATGCGCTTGTACATATCGACGGCCTGAAATGCCCCCCCTGAGCCACTGTCACTGTGAATCCCTGCTTAATCAGTTCATCGCGAACATGCTTCTCGATAAATTCGATGTGGTTCATGGTCTCTCCTGTTACATAACTCCGAGCATCGAGGTCACCATCGTCATCAGTGGGCCTACTTGCTCCGGCATGAGGCGGAACAGCGACGCAATACCCTCGCTTACTTCTTTCAGCTTCTGATGCTCTGGAGCGTCCAGCAGGACAGCCTGCTTAGCCTCTGCGAGTTCTTTCTCGGCATCAGCCAGGCGAGACATTTTGCAATCGGCACCTATCAGGCGAGTGCGATACTCAACCGGCAGGACCGCCATGATTGCGGGTGTCAGCTGGCGGACGTTCTCGCGGTACTGCTCCGAATCAAACCGGTTATCCAGGAAGCGAAAGAGTTTCTGCCGGGCCCGACTGATATCGTCAGGAAAGCTGATTGAATCGCCGCCCTGCTCCCGGTACTCGTTGATAATCAGAGCTGATACCACGTCCTGATTGTCGATTGCCGACGCCCAGGCTCTTACTGCATCTCTAATCAGCTCATGATCGTGATCCTGTTTTGGTTGAGCGCGATTTATCATCGTGGCCGGAACGAATCCGGTATTGTGTTGATACGTAAGTGATTGCATTTGCATTCCCTTAGTTAAATAGTTTCCAAATGGCTGATAATTCAGCCGTTAGATTTGATTTCCTGATTGTTAAAGAGCGTTGAGCTTTAACGCGGCTCAGGCGGCTGTATTACTAGCACCAAGCAGTTGAGCAAGATCAGGACGGATATCTGCTGGTTTTAGTTTTCCGTTGGTAGCAGAGACAATCTTCATTACGTATCGAGCGTCGATGCCGCCGCCATGCAACCAGCGCCATACCGTCGGCTGCGCTACTCCGCACAAGTCGGCTAACTTTTTTTGGCTACCAGCAATATCAATCGCGCGCTGGATGGTTTTGTTCGTCATATTCCAATTCCTATGAGTATTGGTGTGAATTGATAATAGCAATGCGTATTGATTATAGCAATAGCTAAACGTGCTTTGACCACCAATACGCAAGCGTATAAATTTAATGTCATGAAAAAAGAAACTCTTGCAGAGCGCCTTAACCTGGCGATGGAACTTTCTGGTATGTCTCAGGGTGCCTTGGCGAAGGCGTCTGGAGTGGCTCAGCCAACGATCTGGAGGTTAACCAGTGGGAATGCTCGTGGCTCAACAAAAATAGTTGAGATAGCAAAGGCTCTCGGAGTGAGAACAGATTGGCTTTCAACTGGGTCTGGGCCGATGCGTGATGATGGGCAAGAACCTGTATCTGCCCCACCAAAGCAGAACACTTCCCATGCAGATGTCTTCAGGGTCGATGTACTTGACCTTACTGTAAGCGCGGGACCTGGCTCATTTATGATATCCGAATTCGTCGAGGTCCTTCACGCCATTGAATTTACCACTGAACATGCACGTTCTCTGTTTGGTAACCGCTCACAAGAAGATGTGAAAGTAATGACTGTTGACGGCGATAGTATGTGTCCAACAATCCAATCAGGGGATCGTCTGTTCTTTGACGTTTCAGTAAGAAGCTTCAAGGTTGATGGTGTTTACGCTTTCGTATTTGGACAGCATTTTCACGTCAAGCGACTTCAGATGCAGGGCTTGCAGTTAGCTGTACTATCAGATAACCCGGCGTATAAGGATTGGTATGTGACTGAGGAAAACCAGGACCAGCTTTACATCATGGGGAAAGCACTCATTCACGAATCAATTGCTTACAACAAGCTATAGCTATAAAAGGCTGGCCCCCTACAAACGCAGAGGAAGCATGTCTGACTTGGTTATCCCCATACTGATTACATTACTGATTATCGGGCTGGTTGGGATCGTGCTAAGGCTGGAAAAGGTTTTCTTCAAGCGGAAGGATGAGCGGGATGACTTTGATTGACCAAGCACGATAAGCCCCCGCTCTGCAGAGATTTGAGAGCTTCGCTATAGACTCACTGCCCGGCCACCGCGCCGGGTTTTTATTGCCCTACTTACCTTTCCGAACCATCTCTGCGGCATCGCGCAGCAACCCCTTGTGAATGACATTGCCTACAGCCTTACGTTTTCCTTCCAGAAATCCGACAATGTTCTCTTTGTTGATCTCAATGCCATTATAAATCAGCTCGAATACTACGCACCCAACCTCTCCAGCCATGAAGGCCATCCGGTCATCTGCAAGTTCATCTCGTTCCATGTCCATCCCCTATGGTGTTTTTTTGAGCATATCACGCATCTTTTACAAAAATAAATTCCTTTCGCTATCAGTTATTTAATTGCAATTGCTATTAAATAATATCAATACGTATTGCTATTAATAATACTCATAGCTATTATCAACTTATCGAAACGAAACATCGACAGCTGAGCGAAGTTAGCCAGCGGCGGACAGCAAGTCGCCTGCTTTTTAACAACATGCAAAGTCGGAACAGCACTCGGTAATCCTGTTTAGACCCCAACGCAAATGTGCGGCGTAGCACCGGGCGCGATCCGGTCGGTGTGAGGCTACCCCCTCGCGAGAGCGATAAAGGCGTGGGAACGGGAAGCACGGACGGGATGAGAGGTGCGAAGCGCAAATAGATTTATTCCAGTCCATTCGAAGTTGAGTGGGCTGGGCTGAATTAAGCATTTCTCCCGCATCAGCGGGTAACGACAGAGGGTTTTATGGCAGACGACGATTATACGATGGGCGAGTTTTGGCGAGACATGAAGCCAGAACTTAAAGAGCGGCGCAGGAAAGCGCGCAACTCGGCACATGAAGGGATGAAGGCATTCTTTCAGCGTAATGGAGTTGAGTTCGAAGAAGGAGAAAACACCCTCATATTTCGCACATCTCAAGGGACTGTTGCTTATTACCCGCCAAGCAAGCGGATGCAACATAAAGCCACATGGCGAACATGCAGCCCTACAGCCTGCATGAATTACGTCAACAAACTCAGGGCCGCCTAACCAGCGGCTTTTTTCATACCTCACCGTTCTCTATGAGTGCGGTTAGTTATGACAACCGGCGGCCATCCACCGCCAGAGATTAAGCGCAGAAGTCTTTCTTGTTCCGCTGGCCGGCGATAAGGCAACGAGGGTGATATGAATCACGATGAATTTGATGATGGTCGTTGCGGTATGTCGCGCCGGTGCTGGCGAAACCTGACCCGCATCTGCATTGGCTTGATAGCCATATACCTGCTGATTGCCTTGTTTGTGATGGAGGTCTTCCATGATTAGTCAGCACTACGGTACCCAGACCGTTAACCGCGGCGCCGTTCAGCCAGGCATGCTGGTTAAGCATCGCGACGGCACCTGGACGGCATCAGCTCACAAGCGCGGGAAGTTGTACCTTCACCGCGGCTGCGAACGTACCTACACCAAAGCCCTGCTCATCGAGATCTACCTCGATGGACGCGGAAACGGCTTAAGCAACTAACCAACCGATTCAACCGATCTGCCTGGCAACAAGCGGGCGGGATTCGTACACCAAAAATTCAGGAGAAGCCATGAGCGCATTTCTCACTTACGACCGCATTGAAGATCGTCGCTGGGTTGAGCAACAGCTCACCGAGGATAAAGAAAAGTGGATTGACGACCGGGCGCAGGAAATTATCGACGCCCTGCCGAAAGAGCCATCAGGTCTGTTCCTCTTCTCTGTACCGATGGACAAAAGCCCATACGAAGGCCTCCGCAGCGATGCCGCCGGAGAGGCATATAACGATTTCATTTCGGCAGTAGCTTACGCCCAGGCGGAATACGACTGGGAACACCGTACCGGCTGCCCGTTTTAATTTTTGAGGGGATTAACGATGGCAAACGAATTAACAATCACAGCGAGCGCGCTGCAGGAAAAAGGTATCGACGTCGCTACCTGGAGCGCGCTGAAGAACAGCATCTACCCTGGCGCCAAAGACGAATCTGTGATGATGGCGCTCGATTATTGCCGCGCCCGCCAACTGGATCCACTACTGAAGCCTGTCCACCTCGTTCCGATGAGCGTCAAAGATTCGAGAACAGGGAAAAGTGAATGGCGCGACGTGGTCATGCCGGGAATCGGGCTTTACCGCATTCAGGCAGACCGTTCCGGCGATTATGCTGGGGCGCGGGAACCAGAATTCGGTCCCGACGTAACTAAGACGCTTACTGGTGTCGAGGTTACCTTCCCTCAGTGGTGCAAATATACCGTTTTCAAGCGCATGCCCAGCGGCGAGATCGTCGAATTCAGCGCCAAAGAATACTGGATTGAAAACTATGCCACCGGCGGCCGCGACACCACAGCGCCGAACGCTATGTGGAAAAAGCGCCCATACGGTCAGTTGGCGAAATGCGCAGAAGCCCAGGCGTTGCGTAAGGCATGGCCTGAGATTGGACAGCAGCCTACAGCCGAAGAGATGGAAGGTAAAACGCTGGAATTGGATGTGCGTGACGTTACTCCGCACAGCACTACAGAGGCGCTCCCCCTAGTGGCCAGCGATGAAACGTTGCAGGCAATCACCGATCTCTTATCGTCACTGAATAAGGACTGGGAACAGGACTTCCTGCCTCTGTGCAGCAACATCTTCAAGCGTGATATTTTCCAGGCATCACAACTCACCGAAGAAGAAGCGCAGAAAGGCTTTAGCTTCCTCCAGAAAAAAGCGCAGGTGGCAGCATGACACCTGAAATTATCCTGGCCAGGACCGGCATTGACGTAACCAACATCCAACAGGGCGATGAGGCGTGGCACCGGCTGCGCCTCGGTGTCATCACTGCCTCCGAAGTGCATAACGTCATCGCCAAGCCAAGATCTGGGAAGAAGTGGACAGACATGAAAATGTCCTACTTCCACACCCTACTCGCCGAGGTATGCACAGGCGTCGCGCCAGAGATAAACGCTAAGGCGCTGGCCTGGGGTAAGCAGTACGAGGAAGACGCCCGCACTCTTTTTGAGTTCACCACTGACGTGAAAGTCACGGAGTCTCCGATCCTGTTCCACGACGAAGGCATGCGTACCGCATGCTCACCTGACGGCCTGTGTAGTGATGGCCGCGGCCTTGAGCTGAAGTGCCCTTTCACCTCTCGCGACTTCATGAAATTCCGGCTTGGCGGCTTCGAGGCTATCAAATCCGCCTATATGGCCCAGGTGCAATTCAGCATGTGGGTAACCGGCAAGGATGCCTGGTATTTCGCGAATTATGACCCTCGCATGAAGCGAGAAGGTATTCATCACGTGGTTGTTGAGCGTGACGACAAATACATGTCCGATTTCAACGAAATGGTACCGGAGTTCATCAGCAAGATGGACGAATCGCTGGAAGAGATCGGCTTTACCTTCGGGGAGCAGTGGAAATGAAACGCACTCCATTTTACCGCAGGCCCGGCAAAGTCGGTAAATTCTCCGGCCTCCGCGAACGCGTGGTCTGGATGATTCAGACGCGCGGCCGCCCTGTAACCGGCAGCGAAATAGCGGAGAAGTTTGGCGTGTCGCTTATTGAATTTAACCGCGTTGCGAACAGCGTAACCAGGGGAGAAGGCCGTATTGCGCAACTGGTCGCATCGGAAACCTGGCTCAATGAGGATGGAATCTGCGATCGCACCTTTGATTTGATCACAAGGCCAAAGGTCATCACCCCGCAGGGCAAAACGCGCCTGTTCACTAAACGCTCTATAGCTCAGGCCGCTTCTGGTAACCGCCAGAAATGCATTGATAAAGCGGCCCGGCGCCGCCGGCTTATCGCATCTGGCCTCTATATCGATGAGATGGAGTCAGTCCTATGAACCGCTACTCACTTATCTATGCCGACCCTGCCTGGTCTTACGGGAACCAGATCAGCAACGGCGCCGCCGTCGATCACTACCCCACCATGAGTCTGCTCGATATGAAACGGCTCCCTGTATGGGATCTCGCCGCGGATAACGCTGTGCTGGCGATGTGGTACACCGGCACCCATAACCAGGAGGCGATCGAGCTGGCCGAGGCCTGGGGCTTTAAGGTGCGCACGATGAAGGGCTTCACCTGGGTGAAATTGAACCAACTGGCCGAGCCGCGCATTAACAAGGCTCTGGCAGAGGGAGACGTCGCCGATTTTTACGACTTCCTCGACCTGCTGAATGCCGAGACGCGCATGAACGGTGGCAACCACACCCGCGCCAACACGGAAGACGTGCTGATTGCCACCCGCGGCGCCGGGCTGGAACGCAAGCATGCCGGCATTAAGCAGGTAGTCTACAGCCCGCTCGGCGCTCACAGCGAGAAACCGTGGGAAGTTCGCCACCGCCTGGAGTTGCTATACGGCGACGTAACACGAATTGAGCTGTTCAGTCGCAGCGCGGCGCCAGGCTGGCATCACTGGGGAAACCAGTGCGCCACCGCTGCCGTTGAGCTGATCCCCGGCTGCGCCATCGACGTTGTGAAGACGGAGGCAGCATGACGCCAGCGGCTTACTACAACGAAATAGACCCCTTCGCCGCCCAATGGCTGCGCAACCTGATCGCCGCCGGGCATATCGCCCCGGGCGAAGTTGACGAACGGAGTATTGAAGATGTCACACCTGACGACCTCAGAGGATTTACCCAGTGCCACTTTTTCGCCGGAATTGGCGTCTGGTCCCATTCCCTCCGTCTCGCAGGATGGCCTGACGATCGCCCGGTCTGGACTGGCTCCTGCCCGTGCCAGCCTTTCAGCGCGGCAGGCAAAGGCGATGGGTTTGCTGACGAGCGGCACCTTTGGCCTCACTTCTTCCACCTCATCAGCGAGCGCAGACCTCAGCCTGTCTTTGGCGAACAGGTTGCAAGCGGTAACGCAAACACATGGTTCGACCTTGTACAAGCAGACCTGGAAGGAGTGGGATACGCCTTCGGGCTTGTGCCGTTTACGTCAGCGGGCATCGGTGCGCCGCACATCAGAGAGCGAGCTTATTGGGTGGCCGAGTCCGCTGGCGAGCAACGTCAAAAACTGTTACCAGGACTGGAAAAAGGTAATGGCGAGGAAGGAGGCTGGCCGACAGCCAAACCTACAGGACTTTGCAGTTCTGGCGGCATGGGTAACTCCGACATCTCGGGACTGGAAGGACTCGGCGGGAATGACTGCACAGCGGGATGGAAAGGACAGACTCGATCATTTACCGCGCCAGGCTTACACATGCGGGCCCTTGAGGTTAACGGTTTTTGGCGAGATGCGGACTGGCTCTTATGTCGAGATGGAAAATGGCGTCCAGTTGAACCCGGCACATTCCCGCTGGTTGATGGGGCTGCCGCGCGTATGGGACGAGTCGAGCCCGGGGTGGCACGAGTGGCAAGCAGCAACCGCGTCGGCCGACTCAAAGGCTATGGGAACGCCATAAACGCACAGGCTGCGGCTGAATTCGTCCGGGCTTATATGGAGGGTTTATGACGCCAGCAAATGAAAACGCCATCCGGGCCGCCTGCCGCCGTTGCACCGAAGAAATCCAGCAGGCCATGCGCAAAAAGCCAAAGCCTAACTGGGACGCAACAGTTAAGCCCATCATCAAGAAACACCACCAGCAAATTGCACCTCTAGGAGTTAGCCTCCTGGAGTTCGTCGTATACACAGGGCGGCTTAATCGCCGTTTCGGAGTGGAATCGTGAAAGAACGCGGAATGATTTTTAACGGTGAGATGGTTCGCGCCATTCTAGACGGCCGGAAGACGCAGACCAGGCGGATCATGAAGGTGCAGCCTGAGCCATCGAAATCGCGACCAGGGGATTTTTGGTTTTCATCGAAAAAATTAGAAAGCATGGTGCACATTTCTGACTTTGCGCCGGGTAACTCACCTATTGCCGATTATCACCTTTTCATTCAGGAGCATTGCTGCCCGTTTGGTGCTGTCGGCGACCGCATCTGGGTGCGTGAGACGTGGGCGCGCTACAACATCGACCAGAACAGCCACGACTTAGCGTACCGCGCCACAACTCCAGCAGACTGGCCAGAAGAAGGCCGCTGGCGTCCCAGCATCCACATGCCGCGCTGGGCCAGCCGTATTCTGCTGGAAATAACCAATGTGCGGATTGAGCGGCTGAACGCTATTAGCCCGGAAGATGCAGAGTCAGAGGGGCTGGAGCGTACCAACTTTACAGGTTTCGGCGACGAGCCTGGATTACCTAGCTATCCAGAGCCGGATGTTTATTTCGACCCACTGAAGAAACAGTGGAAGGAATATCCGCCTGAAGCATTCGCGGGGCTATGGGAATCCATCTACGGCGAAGGAAGTTGGAAGGCCAACCCTTGGGTGTGGGTTATCGAGTTCAAGCGCGTAGAAGGCGGTGCAGCATGAGCAAGTACGCAAAGCTAGATCAGCTGATTCTAAACAAAATCGGCGGAAGCCCTACTCCATTCCACAAGATTTTTGTAAGGGATGTTGAAGAAGAGTCTAAGAGAATTGCTGAAGAAGACGGGAGTGGGTACCCGTTCAGATTTGTTGATCGCCGACTGCAATATATGCGTAAACGGTCATTGATCCGACATGTTAATGGCAAGGGATGGGTAAGAGCATGACAGCAGAAATCATCGATCAAGCCAACGAGCTTGCGCAGCAGCGCATCGACATGGCGATCGCAGCGCACCGCATCAACCGCAACGCCGTATCAGCTGAGCATTGTAGTGAATGCGGAGAGGATATCCCGGCGCCGCGGCGCGCTGCCGTTCCCGGCTGCCAGACATGCGCGGAATGCCAATCTGTTATCGAGCTAAAGAATAAGCAGCGGGGTCTCTAAAGATGATTGGAATACTCAAACCGGTCCAGGAATCACAATGGCCTGTAAGGTGCCACGATCCTAAGCGGAGCAACGTCTGGGCTAACTCTTATTTTCTGGTCCAGGAGTTTCAGGAAGAAAACGGCGTTATCCGTCTATCAGTGAATGCCACCAGCATTGCCAGCTCAGGCCGGTGGAAAGATGGCATCAGTTGGGATGCGCTGCAGGAGATAAAGTCAGCTGTCGGTTACGGAGATCGTGATGCCGTAGAAATATATCCGCGGGATTCAGACATCGTTAACGTGGCGAACATGCGCCATTTGTGGATTACACCGGAGCCAATCTCTTTTGCCTGGCGTAAATAACGCAACTTATAGCCAGTTATGAGCTGGCTATTGGGTGCGAAAACACCGCCTCCATTATCCCTTTTACCCGGCCCCGCGCCGGGTTCTTTTTTGCCTGGAGACACCAATGAGCGACACCAGCCTGATTCCCGAAAAAGAAGTGATGAACAAGCTTGGGGTTTCATCACGACAGACAATCTGGAACTACACCAACCGGCACGGGTTTCCCAAGCCAGTCAGGACCCACCCAAAAGCGTACCTGCGGGAAGCTGTTGATGGATGGATCCTCAATGGCGGCGTTAACCAGAAATGTTCCTGA